ACCTTTATCGTAGGTCCGTTCACTGCCGCCTAATACCACCTGCTCACGCAGCTGGCGCTTATCAAGCCTACGCACCCAGCGTCACGACCATGCCGTATAGTAGCGCCGTCAGGTCCTGGGACCTAGGCTGCTGTGCTGCTCCAGCATAGAAAAGCAGTCAGCCACTTTTTCTCGCCACCAAGCGTTACTCGATAGATGCGCCGGACGACCGGGCTCAAGGCCCGCGCTCCCGAGGTGCCAGCTGTGCGGACCCTGGGTGTTGATCCTAGGCAGATTCCCATCAGCGGCAACTCTTCTGATGGCACACAACTCAATACTAGTTTATGCCGTCTTGCTCTGATCGCAACTCTTAGGCAGCCTTGCGATGGCAGTTCTTTTCTACGAACCGCTTCCAGTTACCTGGCATGGCCTTGCGCAGGTCTGCGATCTTCAACACCATGCGCAGGCTCAGCTCACGCAACTGCTTACTGTGGTCGTTGATATAGTCCATGACCTCAGCTTTGGTATCTGCATTGAAGCCATAGCTGCCCAGCATGTTGCTGCGCTCAACCACGTTGCGGATGTGCAACAGCTTCTCGCGTGCAGTGTCAATGCCAATGTCCATGTAGTGGCAGCGGCTAACGATGGCTTCGAGGTGGTTGCCAATGCGTGCGCTCTTGATCTGGTCAAATTTCACGTTGGTGATGAAGATCACGCCGCCCTTGTACTCAAAGCTGTTGGGGATGTCCTTGCGCTCCAAATGCAGGCTGCGTGTGTTCCAACTGATGCGGCGCGTCTTCTTGCTGTCCAGTGCTGCTTTCAGCACGTTCAAGCTGTCCTCATCGTAGAGCACACCGTCGCAGTCATCAAACACCAGCACTTGGCTGTCTTCGCGGTATTCCCAGAGCTTCTCGTAGAGCACAGCAGCGCTGATGCCGCCGCTGATCACTTCATACATCTTGCCCTGCCCAGTGAGCTTGCCTAGCATGTCCAGCGTGTCGTGCAGTGTGGTCTCCACAGTGTGGCTCTTGCCAATACCAGCAGGACCGCTCACGACCAAACCCTTGACAGTGTTGCTGGCAACCGCGCGGGTCATCTCGCCCAGGATCTCAAACGTCTCACGCTGGTCATGCGCGATCTCTTCGTCCGTCTTGCTCTGCACAGGAATCATGCTAGGTGCACCTGCATCTTTGGTAGTAGGAGCAAAGCAGTGGATGCCGTCCATGTAAACTCGATTGCGCCCAGCACGCAGATCAGCTCCGCCGTCGCTGTCTACGGTGATGTACATGCCGTCCTTGTCGCGCTTGAGATTGTCAAGCAAGAGGAACGAACGGTCCGTGATAGTAGCCCCACCGCGGGTCCAACCCGAGCTAATGCGCACATACTGTTCCATGGGAATCTCCGTAGCTGTTGCTCTAATACGTGCATATTAGCACACAGTTACGGTCTGTCAAGCACTAATTTTCCAAAATAGCTTGTTGAAATCATTGACAAAAATACGGAAAAAACCGTCAAAAATACGCGGATTTAGCCCCGTGTGTCCAGATGCGCATCTTCCATGCCCTGGATTCTTAAGCGAACGATGTTGCTGATCTGGAACTGCTTCACATCCAGGCCTTTGATTAGCGCCAGATATTTGTTGCGCACTAGCGCAACTTCGTTGATCAACGTGGCCATTGTGACCACGTCATCCTCACCATCTATGTACTTTTCGATGCTGCGGTCAGTCAGCTCGCGCTGATAACGTTCCAGATACTTGCGATAGTGATCGCTGCGCATTTTGTCATAGCGTATGTTCAGATGCTTGAGTATGGCTTCAACTTCCTGAAGCTGACCAAAACGATAGGCCATGATACCGCTAAGTTCCTGGGCAGCACGTTCAATGCCACCTATGATCTTGGCTTCGACCCAGGAACTTTCTAGCTGTTTCTGGAACCAGTCAATAGCATCAGGTAAGAGACCCATGTCGTCCACAACACGGTTGTACCACATGGGTCACCTATTACTTGGCAAACTTATTGTATAGTTCCCACAGCTTCCAATCAATCTGCTGGAGCAGAGTCACTGTAACACGTTGCAACTCGATCTGTGCTTGTGCTAACTCGATTGGATCAGCTGAAACGGATGCTTTAGCTGTGCGTTTGATCACATCATCGACCACAGCATCGCCGGTGTTTGATATGCCTGTCTTGATGGTGTTCATTTATTCATCCTCATCTTCCATACCGTAATCGTAATCGTAATCGTTGTCTGCTAGTCCATCATTGTACTGCGCATCAATGGCACTGTCAATGTACTCATCTTCGCCTCGCATGGCTTCAAAATCCTTCTTGTCCATGCCTTTGTCTGCGAAGATGTTAACCAATTTTCGTGCCATATCTTCGCGTTTGTTGTTAGGTAGGATATCGGCTACGATTTCCCATACCTCTAATAACAAGCTTGCGCTAACATCCATTGTCATTCTCCTAGTTCGGCATCAATCGTTTCTGGTTGATCAGCCGGCAGCTCGTCAACTACAACTGCTATCTTGCTCTCATCCCACTCGGTCATGATCAGATCCAATAGATCATTGGTGATGCCAGATCGGAAGTACTTATGTTCCTTGCCAGACTTGTCAGTGTACTTGAGCTTGTTACCATCCTTAACAAGCACACCTTTGTCTTCAAACAGATCGGTTAATCCGCTGTACTCGTCCATGCCAGTGTCCCAGGGAATCTTGATCTCCACGCTTTCAAACGGCTTGTTGTAGCGTGTCTTCATGATCTTGCAGGCAGCACGTATACCACGGATGTCAGTGGTCTTCTTGCCGTCTTCATCTTCCTTGAGCTTGAGCTTGCGCATGGCTACAACGATGGAACTGGCATACACAAAGCCCTGTCCGCCTGAGATCTTATCGTCTGGATCAAACATGTCCTGCGACGCATAAGTGTGGTTGGTAACTACCAAGCCCACGTCATACTCGCCAAACATGTTAACACAGTTACGCACCAATGCTGCCAGTGCCTTGGGCTTGCGACCCATGTCACCCTTCATCTCACCAGCCTCGAACTGATTGACATCGGTGGGGGTCAGCAACATGCCTAGACTGTCCAGCACGAACAAGATCTTTGGGCGCTCTTCTGGTTCCACCTTGTCAAACCTGCTCTTGTAGTCTTTCATGAAGTCGCTGACCAAACGAGCAACGTCGTCGATCATGGCCATGTTTACTTTGAGCAGCTTCTCGTCGCTTGTATCAACACCCAGTGGCTTAAGCCAGTTCTCATCAAGTGCGTTCTCTGTATCAATCAAGATCGGGAACACACCCGCTCGCTGAGCGTTTCTTATGATGTTGCCTGAGCAGATATAGCTTTTGCCGGAACCAGATTGTCCAGCGAACATGGTGACCTTACCCAACGGGATACCGTTCTTGAAGTCACCACTGATAGCATAGTTTAGAGCGTAATTACCGCTGTGGATCCAAGTCTTAGGATCATGGAAGCCGACGCTGAGACTAGGGATAGTCTTGGCGATGTCTTTCCTGAATTTACTGATATCAAATGGTTTCACGTTTTGCTCCTGTGATGGCATGATAGGATGGGCGATCAGATCGCCCATCCTGTATGTTATTGATTAAGATTGACCGCCGAGCTTGCGTGCGCGGATAGCTGCCAGGATGTCATCTGGTGAGCTTAGCTTTGGCTTATCGCCTGCTGGTGCCGCTACAGCTTTTGGAGGATCCACATCAAATGGAGGTTCGTCCACAGGAGCTGCCTTTGGAGCCGCACGTTCCATGATGCTGGCTGCTGTGACTGGTTTGGTCACAGGTGCTGCCACACTGTTGGCAGTGGTATCATCGTTGTTAGCAAAGCTATCCATGCGCATGCCGTTTGGACGATAGAACTGACCCCAACGCTCTGCATCATAGAGCTCTTCGTTCACTGATGCTTCAAACAGTTCCATGATGGCTGCGAGATGTGCATCATCTGGCTTCTTTGGAAGGAAGCTGTTGAGCGTGAACAAGCCATGCTTTTCAACTGCGCCCAGCTCATCTTCGCTGAGACCGCGTTCCTTCATAGACCAAGATGAGCTGCTATAATTGGCATAGCCACCTTTAGTTGTCTTAGATAGGTAGAAATCACGTCCAGATTGGTAATCAGTAGGGCTATTCTCAAGATCCTGACGCATAAGGATCGCCTTAATAGCATCAAACACGCTAGGATTGATGATAAATCTCCGGATCGGATTTTCCGGTGTTTGATCATCCTTGTTAGGATTCTGCGTGACAAAACCCTGGAACACATAGCTCTTCTTCCGCCAGTACTTGCGAGCCATATCTTCCAAAGTAGGATCCTTCCACCATGGACGTGTTTCGGCTGCGAT